GTCTTCTTCAACTTGTTGCTTATGGTGCTCAGGATGTTTATTTAACTGGTAATCCTCAAATAACTTTTTTCAAAGTTGCATATCGCCGACATACTAATTTCGCATTAGAAGCGATCGAACAAACTTTTAATGGAAATCCAACTTATGGTTCTCGTGTAACCTGCCAAATATCACGAAATGGTGATTTAATAAATCGTATGTATTTACAAGTTAAACCATCTGCAGCTGTTGCTGGTGCTGTAAATTATTATGGTCTTCGCTTAATTAATTATGTAGAAATTGAAATTGGAGGTCAAAAGATAGATAAACATTATTCATATTGGTTATATGTATGGAATGAATTAACATTACCAAGATCTAAACGTCTAGGATATAATGAGATGGTTGGTGCTTATGGTGGTTCAACTGTTGCCGAACAAACTTTATATATACCTCTTGAATTTTGGTTCTGTCGTAATATTGGATTAGCTCTACCTTTAATTGCTTTACAATATCACGAAGTAAAAATAAATATTAATTTTGAAGCTGCTGATAAATGTGCTACTACTCCTGGTACTTTCACATCTTCATTATGGGTTGATTATATCTTCCTTGATACTGATGAACGCCGTCGTTTTGCCCAATTATCCCATGAATATTTAATAGAACAATTACAATTTACAGGACAGGAAGCAGTAACATCCGTATCAGGACAAAAGACTAAATTAAATTTTAATCATCCATGCAAAGAAATAGTATGGTTTGTTTCAAATGATTATACTACTAATAAAGTGCAAAATTGGTTTAATTTTACAACTAAAGCAGATTTTGGATCAGCAACAGCATTAGCAACAAATGCTGCTATTACTGCCGCAGTAGCTCAAACTAATTATAATTATTTAAAAACAATTGTTGAACCATCAAATCCTATTAAAACTGCTAAATTAGTATTAAATGGCAATGACCGATTTTATCAACGCCCTGGACGATATTTCAATATAGTTCAACCTTATCAACATCACGAAAATATACCAACTAATGCTGGTATTAATGTTTATTCATTTGCCCTCAAACCAGAAGAACATCAACCATCCGGAACTTTAAATATGTCTCGTATTGATACTGCTGTATTAAATTTAGAATTTGAAGAAGCAACAACAACAGCAGCAGCAGGACTTAATTATGATCCTTCTAAAAGTACATTACAAATATATGCAGTTAATTATAATGTTCTCCGTATTCTTTCAGGTATGGGAGGTTTAGCATATTCAAATTAAAAAATATATACTTTTTTTTTCTCCTATTATAGTATAAAGAATATAGCATAAATGGGTGGTGGTCTTCTTCAACTTGTTGCTTATGGTGCTCAGGATGTTTATTTAACTGGTAATCCTCAAATAACTTTTTTCAAAGTTGCATATCGCCGACATACTAATTTCGCATTAGAAGCGATAGAACAAACTTTTAACGGAACATCAACTTTTGGTTCTCGTGTTACTTGTCAAATAACACGAAATGGCGATTTAATAAATCGTATATATTTTGTAGGAACTTTACTTAATGATAATGCTTCTGCATCACCAGTTGGTGCAGATGAATTTAATAATGCTTTAGCACTAGTTCCTTATTTTGGATTAAAATTATTAAAAACTATTGAACTTGAAATTGGAGGTCAGCGAATAGATAAACATTATTCAGAATGGTTATATATATGGAATGAACTTTCCCTTCCTATTGGAAAACGCGATGGTTATAAATTAATGGTTGGTGGTGATAAATATAATCGCTCTATATTATTAGAAGCTCAACAATCTTATTCAGTATATGTTCCATTAGAGTTCTGGTTTTGCCGCAATGTTGGTTTAGCTTTACCTTTAATAGCTCTTCAATATCACGAAGTTAAAATAAATATTGAATTTGAATCTTTAGCAAATATGGTTGACGGGGGTCAAAATTACTCAGATCGTGCATTTGCTTCAATTGCTGGTCCTTTAAGAACTGCTGCAATAACAGAAACAAATTCTGCTACTACTAGTGCTGCTAATTCATCATTAACAGGTACAGTTTCAAACTTAAAATTAAATACTGCTGCTCTATGGGTTGATTATATCTTCCTTGATACTGATGAACGCCGTCGTTTCGCTCAATTATCTCACGAATATTTAATTGAACAATTACAATTTACAGGTTCTGATACTATATCAGGCAATACTACTAATTCAATGAAAAGTATTCGTATGAATTTTAATCATCCCTGTAAAGAATTAATATGGGTTATAAAACCCGATTATACTAGCACAGCAATCAATCAAGTTGCTAGACCTTATTGGAATAATTTTACTGACCGTACAGGCGACAATCAATATGCCATATCTAAGAATCCTGTAACACTTGCCAAGATACAGTTAAATGGTAATGACCGTTTTGCTGAACGCCGTGGTACTTATTTCAGTCTCGTCCAACCTTATCAACATCACGAATATACTCCTGGAACTTTCAATAATGGTATTAATTCTTATTCATTTGCTATAAAACCTGAGGAACATCAACCATCAGGAACTCTAAATATGTCTCGTATTGATACTGCTGTATTAAATGTTGCTTCAAGTGTTAGTGGAACTATATATATCTTCACTGTTAATTATAATGTTCTACGAATACTATCAGGAATGGGTGGTTTAGCATATTCAAATTAAAAACAATAGTTTTTATTATTTTTTTCAGAATCTGAAATATTATGTTTTTGATTTTCATAAATAAATTTATGTTTAGTTGATTCAACAGTTAATTTTAAAAATTCTAATTCTCGTTGATTTGCCAATTTCTTCAATTCTATATCGTGTCTAACCTTAATACGATTAAATTTAATAATATCTTTAATACGGATATTTTCAAAAATATTAATATCTTTTATTTCTTTATTAATACTTTCAACATTTTCAACCATTTTATCAAACAATTCAGGTGTAAAATTATTTGATAATACAAAATAATCAATTAAATCCTTTTGTTTATTATACATAATTTTATAATTAAATAATATATCATGTATATTTTTAAGTTTCTCCATATTCTCACGGTAATTTCTAAATTTAACTATTGAACTTAATATTGTTAATATAGTTCCTAATGATAATGTAATCATATTTATTATTAATGAAATTTCATATTTTGATATAATAGATGCCATTCCTCCGGTACTTTTAATAATTTCTGTAGAATTACTTCCGGTATTTATATATAATTTTTGATTTTGATCTTCAATATCATTTTGATAATTTATTAATATTAATCGTATTGCTTCAATAAATGTTGTTAAAGTTGATATTATTAATATTAATAATGATATGCGATTATACCTAAAATAAATTAAATCATATTTAGCAGATATTATATATAAAGAAGTTGTTATTTTTTTCTTATTCTCTTTAATATTTTTTAATAATTTCTCTTTTCTATAATTAATATCATTTATCGTATCACTACTTCGTTCTGTTTGACATTCAGTATTTTTTTTATCATTAAATTCATATAAAGTTAATAATTTATCGTCTCTTGATGTTGGCGTTGATGTCGTAATATTAACAAAATCTGCTTTAAGTTTGGGTATTTGACCGTCATCATCAATTAATACAATTACATCTTCATCCCTATTATCTGCCATTATTTGTATTAATATTTTATAATAAATAAAATTATAATAATTATTATAAGTAATAAGAATATAATTATAATATCTTTAATTGTATATGGGCGTTTTATTTTATAATCGCTCTTATATATCTTATTTACTAATTCAATAGCATTTGTTATTGCCGATTCCATTGAAGTAAAATGGACTTTTGAATTACCCGTATGAGTTCCCAATAAATAAATATTATCACTTAATTTATTATTTCTTAAATAATTATTATTGGGAGTTTTTATAAATGCTGTTTCATTTGATTCCCACATTCCATTCTCATAATAATTATTTATAAATGCTAATGTTGGTGTAGGAAGTATTTTATAAATCTCTCTTAATTGTCTATATGTTTCATATATAACTTCATTTTTATCTTTACATTCATTCGCAGTTTTATTTATAACTTTACTTTTATTATCGGTTAATGTTATATTACAACTAATGACTGTTTTAGAATTTCTTTCTTTAAATGTCATATAATCACTTAAAATAATACTAGTAATACCCCAATCACTATTATTACTAAAACTAAGAGTTTCTAAATCTATTTTAAAATTCCAATGAAAAGTTATTGATATATATTCATTATATTTAGTATTTTTTGCATATATTTCTAAATCATTAATAGTATTAACATTAGATGGTGAATTAATTAATATCTTATTTAAATTTTCAGGGGGAATTGCCAATATTAATTTTTTTGTATAATATTTATCTCCTTCTTTTGATGTTAATGTTATTAATGATTCATTCTCCTCTATCTTAGTAATCGCTGTTTTTAATTTAATCTCAATCTGTTTCAAATATCGTTTCCATATATAAAATAATCCCTCATCATTTGGAAGTATCGGTTGATAAGTATTATATAATAATGTCTCATTCATAACATGCAAAAAAGTATTTAAAGAAATTTTATTAATATCACCGCCATCCATAATTCTGCAAGTTCTATCAGTATAATCAATTGCTTTTTGTGTGAAATTATTAAGGGTTAGATATTCCTTCATTGAAATATTTTTAGCATAATTTGGATCCAATAATAAATTAAAGAATTCTTTCATAATACTTAAATTTTCATTAAATGAATAAATATTTGTTTTAATAACATCATTATATAACATTTGAAATGTTGTTTGCTTATTTCTTACATATAGGTCTTTAAATTTCAATCCTATTTTATTTAATATCATTTTAAAATTAACATAATTGCTAATATAAACTCTTGGACCGTGTTCGCAGAAATAATACTCATTCTCATATTTCTTTCTATTTACTTTATGACATCCACCTATTACAGCATCTTTTTCAATTATCATAATCTTTTCATTTTTATCTGCTAATGTAGCAAAAGTTAAACCTGCAGGACCTGCCCCTATAATTATGCAATCGTATATAATCATTATATAAAAGTAATATTTTAAAAATTAATAATGGAATATAATATTAATAATAATCTTAAAAATGAATGGTTGGCAAAATGCGATATTAGTATTAAGGATATTGCAGAAGAATTTTTAAATATAACTCAATATATCTCAAATGATATTTTTGATGATTATTTAGCAAAATCTTTAAAAGAGATGTTAGAGTATTTTGATAATATCAAAAATATATATATACAATTCTTTATTCCTGAAAATAGTTTAAATAAATCTAATTATTGGGTAATTAAAAAACTTGTAAAATTAATTAATGATAATGATAATGGCAAATATATAATTTCTATAAATAGTGATATTAAAAGTTTTAATAATAATTTTCCAATTATAATTGCTGATGATGCAAGTTATTCGGGTTCTCAAATATGTTCTTATATTGAGGATTATATTGATAGTAAAAATTATAAATTATTTTTATTAATACCATTTATATCTAAAATAGCGATTGAAAGAATTAGAAGTTATGATAATAATATTAAATTTATTGAGAATAATAGATATGAATTAAAACCATTAACTGATTTAATGGAAAATGAAAAAATAAAGAGATTATTCAGTTATTATGGTAATTCTAATATAACTCAATACCCTATTTATTTCAATCATAAAGTCGCAGATAGTTATTCTTCTTTTCCATTAATTTATTCATATGGTATAATGCCTAATCAAAAAAATAAAGAAATTATAAGTTATTGTAAGATAAAATTAATTCCATTAAAAAATAGATTTGATGAACTTGAAAGAATTGTTTTTTTAAATAATTGTAATAATATTATTAT